TCGGGAAGTCTCTATTCATGTGCCACATGGCTAGCTCCGTCTTGTTGCAAGGACGGAACGTACTATACATTACATGTGAAATGGCAGAGGAGAAAATTGCTGAACGAATTGATGCAAATCTTCTCAATGTAAATATAAGGGACATCCCTGAACTTCCAGAAGTTATATACAACTCCAAAGTCCAAGAGATTACTCGTAAGACTCAGGGTAAGTTGATTATAAAAGAGTACCCTACAGCATCTGCACATGCAGGTCATTTTAAGGCACTCTTATCTGATCTATCTTTAAAGAAAAGTTTCAAACCTGATATAATCTTTATAGATTACTTAAATATTTGTGCTAGTGTGAGGTATAAAGGTGCTATTGTTAACTCGTATACGTATGTTAAGGCGATTGCAGAGGAGCTTCGCGGTCTTGCTGTGGAACATAACTTACCTATTGTTTCAGCTACTCAAACTACTAGGAGTGGTTATGGTAATAGTGATCCTGACCTTACCGATACTTCTGAGTCTTTTGGTCTCCCTGCCACTGCTGATCTTATGTTTGCCCTTATCTCTACTGAGGAACTCGAACAACAAGGTAGGATCATGGTTAAACAACTCAAAAACAGGTACAACGACCCGACCTCATCTAGAAAGTTTATGGTAGGTATTGACAGATCGAAGATGAGGCTGTATGATGTTGCTGATAGTACATCTGTAATGGATGTAGAAGAAGAAGAGATGCCTCAGTTTTCTGAGACACAAAACCGATTATCTAAATTTGCTGAATGGAACGTATAAACTATGACTAATAATGTTGACTTTGATAAGTACTCTCATTTCGTGGATGCTGTCACAAGCGATAGTTCTAAGGATTTTGTCAGTCTTGCTGACCGTCTGGGTGAACTTGACAGACAAGGTGCAAATATTGAACGTCTTACCACTGCTGGTGTTGGGCTTGCTGCTGAGTCTGGCGAGTTTTTGGAGATCGTTAAAAAGATGGTATTTCAGGGAAAGCCTTGGAACAACGATAACAGAGAGCATCTTATTATTGAGTTGGGTGACGTTATGTGGTATGTGGCACAAGCTTGTATGGCTTTGGACGTATCTTTCGACGACGTTGTGCGAGGTAATGTTAAGAAACTAGAGAAGAGATATCCTGGTGGAAAATTTAGTGTAGAGAAATCTGAAGTAAGAGCAAAGGGGGATCGTTGATGCCATTAACAGGTCAAGTAGAAGAGTCTCTTAGAGAGGCTCAAGCATGTTTAAAGAATGCACTTGCATTTGCAGCACGTAATGAGAAACCATATATTAGTAAGCATATTGCTTCGTACTTATTTGATATAGATAATCTTATAGCAGTAAATGATATGCTAGAAGTATTAGATGAGGAGTTAGAATCTAAATAGTCAAAGGTATTCCTTTGAGACATGGCATTTGATACTAGAATAACATCCACTCGTGATTTACGATCCGCTAATGTAACTGGTGTTAATAATTGGAATTTAAAAAGAGATTTATTGATAGCTTTTGTTGAGTATTTGGAGACAGTAAAGTCTGAATTACCTGCTCCAATACAGAGTGGTGCAATGCCTTACTTCACTCTGGATCAAGGTGCAGGTAAAGTTAAAGTAAATCCACATATCTCTAATAGATTATCTAGGGATAATTTTGTTGTTTCTGATCTAAGTCATAGTGATATAAAAGATTATAGACAGGCAGTAAAAACTATATTAGAAAATAATGAGTCGTGGGATAATCAGTGGAATAGATCTTTGGCTGTTATGACAAAGATTGGATTCGGTAGTGCTGGAATGAGTATATCTCAAGCTGGTAGAACTGCACTTACAGAATCATTACAATCATTTGCATGTGCTGTTAGACAAGCAAAGGGTACTCCAATAACAATTGAAGAGTTTATTGACTGTATCAAGAATGAGGATACAGTAACTACAATGAATAGAAATGCTAGAACTAATACAGTTATTGCTAATCAGTATTGGGAAAGATTTGAACGATTTGTAGATGAAACTGATGATGGTATGGATTGGGCATCATCTTGTGTATGGATTGCTAATGCAGTATACAGACCATACTTAAATTCTGGTACGTATAAGTTTTATAGACAGGATCAGTATCCTAGTTTTAAAAATAATTATAAAGATATGATTCGTGACATCAAGAGAAATCCTCGTAAGAATGATGTTCGTTTCATATATGAAGGTGCTGGTATGGCAGAGGATAAATGGAATCCAGCAGATATTATAGCAGTAAAGTCTACTTTTGATAATAGAAAAGATTTTCAACCATCTGGTAATTCATCTATTACTGCTGATATGAATGATAGAATACTTAAACAAACTGTACAACTCATTGATGATTTTAGAGATCTTTATGAGTATAATAAATGGATTCACAAACAGTTTAAAGATAGAAATATCATACCAATATCTTTGAAGAAAACAAATACTGCTAATGTACATAAAGAAGTTATATCAATGCCAGATGTAGCTAAACTTCAAGACTTTGTTGATCTTAATGTTAATGTAACTAGAGTAGTATATGATGCAACCAATTTAAAATGTAAAATATATTTTGATGTTGCTGGTATGCCTGATACTTATCTTGATGCTAGAGGATTTGAAGAGTCTGGATCTATAGCAGATATTCAAATACAGTTACAGCAAGAAGGATCTGCTGCTAATCATGGAAAGGTAACGTTACCAGTAACATATTTGATTACTAGACTTTCTAAAGGAAGTTCTTATTTTACAAGGTTGCAACAGGAGAGAAGAAGAATATTTGGACAAGCATATGATAAAGGATTCTTTAGATATCAACAGGTTGATAGAGATTTTGCATCTGATTCATTAGTCTTAGAAAATAAAAGAAGATATGTTCAATATATTAATATGCTTGGAGGAAGATCTGGGGATGAAGGACCAACTTTAAATGAGATTGATAGATTGCATCGTGGAAATAATTTGAGAGCAGTTGCAAAGTTTGTAAAAAATAAAGTTCAATCATTTGAGGTTGGGTATCTATTAGATAATAATCCAATGTTGCATAGAGATATTAAAGATAATATTCTTAAGTCAATGTACCTTTATGCTTCATCAAAAGGATTTTATCTCTTTAGAGATAATAAGGTGAGAAGTTATATGAAATCTAGTACATACTTAAAGGTAGGTGGATGAGTAAGAACACACACCTAGAACATTTAGAAGATAGCATCCTACTTGACGGTAAGAAGGGTGCTAAGGATGCGTTTGTCTTTTTGGATTTGCTTGCTAGTACCTTTAGTGGCAAAGGTTCAAATTCATTTAAGATTACTACTAAATGGGATGGTGCTCCTGCTGTATTTTGTGGGATATATCCTGGTCTAGGTAAGTTCTTTGTTGGTACTAAATCTATTTTTAATAAGGATGCGAAGGTTAATTTTACACCAGAAGATATTGATAGAAATCATGGTCATGCTCCTGGTCTTGTAGAAAAATTAAAGGCAGCGTTGGCATATCTTCCTGCTCTTGGTATCGAAGGAGTTGTACAAGGAGATCTTTTATTCACTAATGATAAAAAGACACAGACTATTGGAGGTAAAACATCTATTACATTCCAACCAAACACAATTACATATGCTATATCAAAAGATGATGATTTATATGATAAAGCAAAGAATGCAAAAATAGGAGTAGTGTTTCATACTACCTATCATGGTAATACTATTGAAAATTTAAGTGCCTCGTTTGGATTTGATGTTTCAAAGTTGAAAGATTCTAAGGATGCTTTGGTTCTTAGTGCAGAGACAGGACAATTAGGAAAAGATATTCTATTAACTAACTCAGAAAGATCTTCTCTTGTTAGATTAAAAACTAAATGTACACAGATTCTTACTAGTTCTGGTGATTTTTTAGATGAAATGGCAAAGCAAATAGAAGCAAAGGATCAGTTAACTCTTGGACCTAGATTGAAAATATTTTTTAATAAGTATGTTCGTGAAGGTAGAAAGATTCCTGATACAACAAAGTTTGTTAAAGAATTTACTAGTTATTTTGAAGGAGAAGTAAAGAAAGCAGCAGATAAAGTTAAGACACCAAAAGCAAAAGCATCCAAGTTAGCCAAATTATATGCTGGAGTTCAGTTAATAGAAGATAATTTAGATTCTTTGAAGAATACAGCTGAGTTGTATAAGATATTGCAATCATCAAAAGAAGTTTTCATTCGTAAGCTTGAGAAAGGTGAAAGGTTTGGAACTTATTTGAAGACAGATACAGGTTATAAAATAACAGCACCCGAAGGATATGTTGCTATTGCTGATGGAAACAATGCTATTAAGTTAGTTGATAGATTAGAGTTCTCTAAGGCTAACTTTAATGTTTCTAAGGATTGGGTGGACGGTGATGGATCGTAAACGTATTGTCTTTACATGGGGTAGATTTAATCCACCAACTATAGGACACTTAAAACTTATAGAAGCTGTTGCTAAAGAAGCAGGTAAGGATGACTATGCTATAATACCAACTAGATCTCATGATGCAAAGAAGAACCCTTTAGATATTGATAGTAAACTGAAGTGGATGCATAAGATATTTCCTACACATGCTAAGAATATCTATTCTACTAAAGATATTAATATAATTATTAAAGTAATGCAGTCATTTCAAGGTGATTACACTGATGTTTGTTTGGTTGTTGGATCTGATAGAGTTAATGGATTTGATACAATGTTAAAAAAATATAACATGGACCCCAAAGATCCTGATAAGAAGGTAGAATATGCTTTTAGAGGCATAGAGGTTAAGTCAGCAGGAGAACGTGATCCTGATAATGATAATGATGTTTCTGGTGTCTCTGCTAGTAAAATGAGAGCACATGCATTAGATAAAAATGTTAAAGGTTTTATGGAAGGTATACCAGACACTCTTACTAAAGCAGATAAACTTCAACTCATGATAGAAATAAGAAAAGGTATGGGTAAAAAATGAAGGACTTTAAGAAACTACGTGAACAAGCACTACGACAGCACTACCGTAAGAAGGAAGTGTTTGTTGAAGGTGACTATGTAATGAATGCTAATACAGGACAGAAAGGTAAGATCCATAGGTCAGGTGTTAACTATGTTATTTGTGTCACTGAGGATGGTGATATGTTTCGTGCATGGGTAAAGGATATTAGAGCTATAAATAGAAATTGATAAGTAATAAAATGACGATGAAGTACCAAGATCCTGTTAATACTGTCCAGTTTGAGGATGAGTATGCAAAGAATCTCATGAAGATGTATGAGAATTGGATGGAGGGTGATACTTTCCAAGGAACTGAAATGCCATCTGCTGATACATTAGCAGAAGAACCTTTCGCTGGAATGGATCCTCAGTCTAATGGTGCAGAGATAGAAGATGTTACAAAGAAGAAGAAAGAAATAAAGAAAGGAGCTTATCTTGGTAAGAATGAGACTGCACCTGCTGAAGTTCAGGTAGAAGAAGAAGTTGAAGAAAGAGAAGAGTATGAATTAAATGGTGAGACATACGTTATAGAAAAGATTAAAGGAAAAGGTTGGAAGAAAGGGTATAAGAAATGAAATCCTACTCTCAATTCCTAGAGGAATCTAAAAAGAAGAAAGAGAAGAAAGAGAAACGCAAGCCCACTGTGGAGGTTATGCCTACTATTCGTGATGGAGAGAAGGGTATGACCACTAAACCAGACAACTCAGGATGAAACCACTACACAGACTACCACTTGATGAATGGTTTGATGATGTACCTCATCCACATGATAGTATGCCTGTTGCAACAGACAAAGGTACAATACCTGATACAATAGAGGATACAATGCATGAAAAGATGTATCAGATTGCTACGGCTAAGTACAATCCGTTTGCTATAGGTGGATCTGAATCGTTGCATAAATAATAGTACTTACATGAATCATCATGATTAATTTTTTAATGCCTATCGCGATCAGTATCATCAACAAAGCAGTTGATAAGATACCTGATGACTTAGACTCAGTAATAAAAGATTTTGTAATTAAGTTGCTTAAGAAAGCAGCTGCTAAAACAGAGAATAAACTAGATGATGAACTAGTTGCTGCTGTAGCAAAGGCGTTACTAGAGTCTTAAGATTATAAATAAACCTTAGAACTATACCTTGACCAGGAAAAAAAGATGGCTGTTTTTGGAACTACGGATGCTGCTGCATTCTCAAACACAGTTGCTGTCACTCAAAACGACGCAACAGTAACAAAGAACGCTGCCGACACAGTAGTTGGTGGTGATGTACTTGAAATTGATGGTGTTAATTACATCGTTAAGACTATAACAAGTACAACAAGTATTGAATTACACAAAGTATATGCAGGAGCTACTAATAATACTCTTGCTGCTGCTAAAGTAATCAAGCGTACACCTCCAAGAGCAGTTGCGGAATTCGTTATACTGGGTGGTGATAGTAACAGTTATGACCTTGTGTTTGCTGACGCAACAGAAGGTTCTCTTGCTGAGAACAAATCACGTGGTATAAACGGACCTGGCTGGTGGCAGTATCGTTCCTTTACGGATCATGCTGGTAACACACGCCATAAAGCAGAATGTATAGCAGCAGTCACAGTTGCATCTAGTGTATCTGGTGACCTTGCTGATGATACAATTGCAGCTGATGTTGCATCTGCTGTAACTATAACTGGTCAACCCGCTAACTCTGCTTCTAGTTCTGGTGGTGGTACATTTGCAGTTACTACAAGTACAACTGGTACACCTGGAACTCTCACATATCAGTGGCAGCGTCAAACTGCATCTGGTAAGCGTTGGGTTAACGTCACTGCTAACCTTGACACAGGTATTACTTACTCTGACTTCACAACAGCAACACTTACGTATGCATCACTTGGTGGTGATACCTTAGATGGTCAAAACTATAGAGTTAAGATCAACTCTGCTGGTGGAACAGAAGAAGTAATTACTAACGGAGCAGCAACATTAACATTCTCATCATAATGTAAATGAACATTCGTGAACTGGACCATGAAAATTGGTTATTCTTTGCTATTCAAAATTATAACAACCCATCATCAGTAACATACTCAGACTTTGAAGAGGACTTAAAGAGATTTAAGTACATCAAAAGACTCTTGAGACGTTACAAGATGACGAATGAGTTAAAAACTCATCTTATACTAAATCATGTTATAGTTCTATATAATGTGTTTGGTGACGCAGCAACTCCGTTGTTGTTTTATAAAGTAGAAGCAACTTATTGGTCTATAATCAAGGCTTTCATGTTGTTTCTCGATAGATTACCACCTGAACTTAATGAGGAAGTTGATACAGAATGTCTAAAGCAATTGAATCTAATATAGATGAAGAAATTAACTCTGCTGGTGACGGCAGTGGTGTTGCTTTGCCTCCTGCTTTTGTAATTGTCCAACCCAGAGTTCATCGTCGCATGAAGAAGAACAATGGTGATAATGTAGATGGTCGTACATCAGGTGCAAAAGCTCTCTTTACACGTATACAAAAAAGAAAAATGAAAGAACAAGTAGAAGAAAAAATAATTCCTGAAGCTGTTTCATCTGAGACTGAGAGAGCACAGAAACAAATTGCCCAAAAGAAAAAGTTGGGTCGTTCTAAAGATCTTCAAAAGAAACGTAAGGAAGCAAAAGAAAAAATGCAGAGTAAGACTAAGGAAATGGATATCCTTATGAAGGCTCGCATGTCAGATTTTAAAAAGAAAGCACAAGATCAAACAAAAAAATTGAAGAGAGATCATGTAGAACCTACAGGTAATAATATTATGGAAAATCATACTGATGTTGTTCAAGTTGCTTTAGATGTTGCAACTAGTGAACTATCAAATGCACCAGAGTCATTTGCAAAGATCCAGTTTAGTAATGGTCAAACACAAAACTTGGATAACTTCTCTGCTAAGAGAATTGCTGCTGTGTATGGTCAATTAGATGATACTAATAAGCAACAGTTTCAGTATATGCTAAACAAAGATGCTGGTACATATCAGAGTGCTTTGGATTTCGCAATAAGATCTGCATAGATAGGTGGCAGAAAGTATTAATGCTGCTATTCTAGAAAGACTAGAAAAAGTTGTCTCAACTCTACAGGAAAACTCTGTAAAGATGGGGCAACTTCTTGCTGTACACAATGAGAAACTTGATAAGCAGGATAGAATTGATGCTGTATTGTTTGAGAAGGTTGATAGTGTACATCGTGAAGTAAACCGTAGATCAGAGGAGATAAAGAAAGGTTGTGAAAGGGATATACGTAAGGTTGATGACCGTCTTCGCCTCATGGAAAAGAAGATGTGGACTATTTTTGGTGCTCTTTCTGTTATATCTTTCATCGTTAGTCCAGTCGGACAAAGAATCATTAGACCAGTATTTCAACCGTCACAAGGACAGTTGACAATTCCAGTAGAAAGACCTATGATGTATCCATCACAAGATTAAGGATGGATGTCCTATATTGATGGGAATTACATAAACAGAATATCCTCGCGTTTGACTCTTTTTAAACAAAAGAAGTCGAACCTTTTTAATTTTAGGTGTCCTTACTGTGGAGACTCACAGAAGCATAAGAATAAGGCACGAGGATATTTGTTTGAAATGAAGAGTGGGTATGTCTTCAAGTGTCACAACTGTGGTCTTGGTAGAACATTCTCAAACTTCCTGAAAGATCAAGATCGGATGCTCTATGATCAATATATCATGGAGAAATTTTCTCATGGGCAGACAGGTAAGGGTACAACTACAAAGAATCCAGACTTTAAATTTACTCCTCCAGTTTTTAAAAAATCTGATATAGATCTAGAGAAAATCTCAGATCTAAATAAAGAACATCCAGCAAGAAAATATCTTGAAGACAGAAAAATCAAAGACTTAGACTACTTCTATTATTGTCCAAAATTTAAAGCATGGACTAACAAACAGAAGAAAACCTTTGACAATCTGAGACAAGACGGTCCTCGAATAATAATACCTTTCAGGGATAAAAACGGTAATCTCTTCGGATATCAAGGCAGATCGCTAGCCCCTACGGCACGTATGAGATACATTACGATCATGCTTGATGAAGACCAACCTAAAATCTTTGGACAGGACAGATTAAATTATGAAGAACCGATTTACATTGTTGAAGGACCGTTTGACAGCACCTTCATTACGAATTCCGTTGCGATGGCTGGGTCTGATGTTGATATTCGGACGTTTGGCTGGCGCAATTATATTTGGGTTTATGATAACGAGCCACGTAACAGAGAGATCGTCAACCGAATCTCCAAGTCAATCGACAGAGGAGATAAGGTAGTCATTTGGCCTAAGAATATACAGGAAAAGGACATAAATGATATGTCTCTTGCTGGACATGATGTGCAGAAGGTGGTAGAATCACATGTATATCAGAAATTAGAAGCAAACCTTAAAATTAACGACTGGAAAAAAGTATGACCAACGGTACAGATATAAAAGTACGTAAGCGAAATGGATCTATAGAGGGATTAAACCTTGAGAAGGTTCATAAGATGACAGAAGAAGCTTGCGAAGGTCTGGGAAGCGGTGTGAGTGCCTCTCAGATAGAAATGAATTCTGGTCTGCAATTCTTTGATGGAATTCAGACTAAGGACATACAAGAAATTTTAGTTCGTTCTGCTAGTGATCTTATTAGTATTGAACAACCTAACTATCAGTTTGCTGCTGCTAGATTGCTTCTGTTTGGTCTTAAAAAGCAGGTCTTTGGATCGACGTGGGTCAAAAGTCATCCACCTATTTTAAACCATGCTAAGGAGTGTGTGGAGCGTGGCATATATGATGGAGAAATTATAGATAAGTATAGTGAAGAAGAGTGGGATAAGATCAACTCTTGGATAGATCATAGTCGTGATCTTCTATTCACATATGCTGGTCTACGTCAAATCGTTGACAAGTATCTTGTACAGGATAGAAGTACTGGAGAGGTATATGAAACTCCTCAGTATATGTACATGATGATTGCTGCTACATTGTTTAGAAACTACGGAGATAATAGACTCGATTATGTCAGAAGATACTACGAATCAATCTCAAAACACAAAATCAACATCCCAACACCAGTCATGGCAGGGGTGCGAACCCCAATTAGACAATTTGCCTCCTGTGTTCTTGTTGATGCTGATGACACGCTTGACAGCATCTTCAGCAGCGACATGGCTATTGGTAAATACGTTGCTCAAAGGGCGGGCATTGGCATTAATGCGGGCAGAATCCGTGGCATCAATGCTAAAATCAGAGGGGGAGAAGTTCAACACACAGGTGTCGTACCGTTTCTCAAAAAATTTGAAGCGACTGTCAGATGCTGCACTCAAAATGGCATCCGTGGTGGATCAGCAACTGTCCACTTCCCAATCTGGCATCAAGAAATAGAAGACATCCTTGTCCTTAAGAACAATAAAGGTACTGAGGACAATCGTGTCAGAAAACTTGACTATAGTATACAAATATCGAAATTATTTTATGAACGATTCATCGCTAATGAGGATGTTAGTTTATTCAGTCCTAATAATGTTCCTGGGCTTTACGAGTCTTTTGGCACTCCCGATTTTGATGACAAATACAATGCTTTTGAAGCAGATGATAGAGTCCCAAGAAAAACCATTGGAGCACAAGAGCTCATCCTAGATCTCCTTAAGGAGAGAGCAGAGACAGGACGTATCTATATCATGAATATAGATCACTGTAATGAACATTCATCATTTAAAGACAAGGTTAACATGAGTAACCTATGTCAGGAGATCACACTACCTACAGATCCTATTCAGCACATTGATGATGCTGATGGTGAGATAGCATTGTGTATTCTATCTGCTGTTAACGTAGGTAAACTACGTAACTTAGAGGAGATGGAAGAGTTATGTGATCTATCTGTACGTGGATTAGAAGAGTTAATTGACTACCAACACTATCCAGTGAAGGCAGCAGAGAGAAGTACTATTGCAAGACGTTCTCTTGGTATTGGTTATATTGGATTAGCACATTACCTAGCAAAGAACGGAGTAAAATATGAAGACCCAGAAGCATGGAAACTCGTCCACGACATGTCTGAAAGTTTCCAGTACTACTTGCTCAAGTCAAGTAACGCAATCGCAAAAGAGAAAGGGAAGTGCGGAGCTTTTGATCGCACCAAGTATGCAGACGGTATCCTCCCAATCGACACTTACAAAAAAGATGTAGATGAACTGGTTGCGAATGAACTTAAGCATGACTGGGAAGGTCTTCGACAAAGCATTGTTGAATTCGGTCTACGACATAGCACCTTATCTGCACAGATGCCATCCGAGTCTTCTTCAGTCGTCAGTAATGCTACGAATGGCATTGAACCACCCAGAGATCTTATCTCAACGAAGAAGTCTAAGAAGGGACCTCTCAAGCAAGTTGTACCACAGTACGCAACCCTTAAGAACAATTACACGTTACTCTGGGATATGTCTGGGAACACTGGGTATATTAATATTGTTGCTGTTATGCAGAAGTTCTTTGATCAAGCAATTTCTGGAAACTGGAGTTATAATCCACAGCATTATGAAAATTCTGAAGTTCCTGTATCAGTAATGGCACAGGATTTATTGACGACCTTTAAATATGGTTGGAAGACTTCTTACTACCAGAATACATATGATTCTAAATCAGATGTAGTTGAAGAAGCACCTAAAGAAGACATTAAAGATCTACTAGAAGGTATATTTGAGATGGAGGAAGACGACTGTGACAGCTGCAAAATCTAAAGAGGAACATATGGATATAACTGGTATGACTGTATTCAATACGAATAAAGTAGATACTACCAAAGGACAGATGTTCTTTGGTCCTCCGTTAGGAGTTCAGAGATACGATAAATTTAAGTATCCTATATTTGATAAGTTAACACAAACACAACTAGGCTTCTTCTGGAGACCAGAAGAAGTTTCTTTACAGAAAGATCGTGCGGATTACCAAACACTAAATGCTGCACAGAAACATATATTCTCAAGCAATCTTAAGTATCAGATCTTACTTGACTCTGTTCAAGGACGTGGGCCTGGTATGGCGTTTGCTCCTTATGTTTCTTTACCTGAACTAGAGGGTTGTATGAATATATGGCAGACTATGGAGATGATTCATAGCAGATCATATACACATATCATTAAGAATGTATACCCTGATCCATCAGAGGTCTTTGATACAATCTTAGAAGATGAACAGATCCTTGCTCGTGCTCAGTCAGTGACTAAAGCATACGATGAGTTCATTAATTATGCACAAGAATATGGTCAGAGTACTGCTTGGAAAGATGATATGAGGAGTCATATCAATTCAGAATGGACACGTAAAGATTTAAAAAGATCACTTTATAGGGCAGTTGCTAATGTATACATTCTTGAAGGTATTCGCTTTTATGTCTCTTTCGCTTGCTCCTTTGCATTTGGTGAGCTCAAGTTACTTGAAGGAAGTGCCAAGATCATCTCCCTTATTGCAAGAGATGAGTCACAACACATGGTTGTCTCTCAAAATATATTAAATAAGTGGAAAGAAGGTGATGATCCAGAGATGGTTATCATTGCCAAAGAGGAAGAGGAGAATGTTTATCAGATGTTCCGTGAAGCAGTAGAAGAGGAGAAGGCATGGGCAGAGTACTTATTTAAAGATGGTTCTATAATAGGACTTAATGATAAATTACTACAGAAGTATGTTGAATGGACTGCTAATCGTAGGTTAAAATCAATTGGTTTTGATGCAATCTTTGACACTCCTATCTCTAACAATCCATTACCATGGACAGCACACTGGTTATCTTCTAAAGGTATGCAGGTTGCACCACAAGAGACAGAGGTTGAATCATATGTTGTTGGTAGTATCAAGCAAGATGTTAAGAAGGATACTTTTGCTGGTTTTAAGCTATGACCTATGATGACTCCAACTGGAGAGAAGAGTACAAAGCATACACAAGCAACAAGAGAGAACTTGAACTGTTAGAGAATGGTCCAAAGAGTTTATCTCAATCATGGATCTTGGGTGCATTGCATAATAGGTGGAAAAAGATGAAGGGATATAAAGATCCTGAACCACCAGATTGTTCATCATCATTAAAAGAATGGGAGGATAGTATTAAACAATATGAAACAAATTAAATTTTCCATCAGACAAGATGGTACTGTAACTGAAGAAGTTATGGGTGTCATTGGTAATCAATGTCAAGAGATAACTAAATCTATAGAAGAGAAACTTGGTAGTGTTATCTACGTAGAACCTAAACCTGAATACTATAAACAAAATGTCACACTTCAGCACGATCAAAACGAAATTAAAGAACAAACCTGAACTAATAGAAGCACTTCAACTTCTTCAGTATGATGTTCAAGAGGATCAAGAGTTAATCAATCCTACTAACCATCAACATGAAAAGGTAAAGGTGGATGTTTCTATAGGTAATGATATTGGATTTCGTTTGAATAGTAATGGTGAGTATGAACTGGTAGCAGACATACAAACTTGGAGAGATCCAGTCCCACCAAAAAGGTTTGTTGAAAAAGTTACTCAACAGTATGCTCGTATGACTGTACATAATACAGTTAAGAATATGGGATACACTGTAGATGAAGAGTGGGAAATGGATGATAACTCCATTGAAATAACTGTTACCAACTGGCAATCTAAATAGGAGATAATGATATGAAAATTATGAAATGGTTGAAGGAGGAGTTTACGAAAACCCCTGGCTATATGAGGGTAAACCTTTCACTACTGACGATATTGGCGATCAGTTCGGTTTCGTCTACTGCATTACTAATTTACAGACAGGTAAAAGATACATCGGACGTAAATATTTTACCAGTCGTAGAAAGCCTAGAGGTGGGAAACGAAGAGTTACGAGTGAGAGTGACTGGAAAAAGTACTACGGAAGTTCTGACGAACTTAAGTCCGATGTTAAACAATTGGGCAAAGAGATCTTTAAGCGAGAAATCTTATCTCTCCATGCCACAAAGGGTAAAGTAAATTTTGAAGAGACTAAACAGTTGTTCGTCAACAATGTACTCATAGAAACATTGAGTGATGGAACACCTGCATATTATAATAGTAATATCTTAGGACGTTACTATAGGAAAGATTATTTCAAAGAACAATGTTAAAAGTAAAGTGCCGTGTATGTGGCAAGACACTAGTTGGATCAGGATGTTGCGGCTGTCCTAATATGACCACCATAAGAGATGATCATGTTACTGCAAGTGATCTAGATTTAGTTACGTTAGAAGAATCTGTTAATAATGTTAAGAAACCAACACTTTTCTCCTCTGATGACCTAAAATACCAAGAGGCTCGTCGTAAAAGAAAAGTCCGTAAACTAACATTCGAGGAAAGATGATCAATCTGGATGAAAAATTTCACAATTACCTAGAGGCAGGTAGGTCAAAAACATTTAGGATTGATGGGGTTGAAGAACCTCTTACTGGTTATGGATATAATTGTGATGGAAACGACATCATTGGTTATTGGGTTAATACCCTAAACTATAAATTGTTTTATAATTTGAATGAACAGTTCCTTAAAATGGAACCTCTTAATGAACAAAAATGAAAATCTTTTTAGACACCGCTGAGGTGGATCAAATCGTTGATGGATATAAGACTGGATTAGTTGATGGTGTAACCACTAACCCCACTCTTATATTAAGGTCAGGTAGACAGCAGAGTGATGTGATTGAAGAGATCTATCAAGCATGTCCTAACCTTGAGTCCATCTCTGCTGAGGTAGTCGCTGAGACTGCTGAAGAGATGGTAGAACAAGCACAACCTTACATTGCCCTCAGTGATAATGTTACAATCAAAGTACCTTGCACTCGTGAGGGACTAAAAGCTTGTTATGAGTTACATAATGATGGTATATTAACCAATGTAACTCTTGTGTTCTCAGTATCACAAGCAATACTTGCTGCAAAGGCAGGTGCAACCTATGTTTCTCCTTTTGTAGGTAGGGTAGATGATAATTCTTTTGGAGGTTTGTGCCTTGTAAAAGACATCGCTAATACATATAAGAGGCATGATGTTGATACACAAATCCTTGCTGCTTCTATTAGGAATGTCAGGGATGTAGGTAGGGCGTTTGAGTATGGTGCAAATGTATGTACTATACCTGTTAAAGTCTTCGATAAGATGTATGATCATGTCCTAACTCGTGAAGGGTTAGAACTGTTTAATAACGATTATCTTGCGGCTAAAAATCAAACATGATCTCTCTAATTGTATACTCTAAACCAGACTGTCCTTATTGCGAAAAATTTGTAGCAGTAATGGAACATCAAGAATTAACATTTGTTGAATATAAACTTGGTAGTCAATTTTCTGAGAAAGAATTCTATCAAGAGTTTGGTGAAGGTGCTACCTTCCCACAGGTTGTGTTAGATGGATACGGAGACAGGTTACATTTGGGTGGTTGTCAAGACTCAATTAACTACTTGCAAAAAGAAAAAATTTGTTGTACAATATGATTGAAATTACAGAAGAAGAATTTCAAGGTGACATTGATAAGTATACCTCTCGTATAGAAAACGGTGAGGACTTTCTTATTCGTAAGAAAGATGGCAATGCTTATGTGGCGGTTGACCTTCAGAAATTCGATGACGCTCCGTGTGATATATGATACAAGCTATACTAAAGAACGAACTTTACATGGGTTACATCTTTGGTATCATGATATTAGGTGGATTTATCCGTCAGTATCATGTATTAGATGATGTTTATTCATTGATAAAAAGATATGTCAAGGATAACCGTATCCTTATTATTCTTACTAGTATTTTTGGTGGTGTTCTACCTATTCCTGGAAGAGTTGCACTCTCAGCACCTCTTCTTGATGCGATAGCACCACCAGATAAGAGGAAGAGAAGTGCTTTTGGTATTATTGATTATCTTTCTACTCATCATTACTATTGGTGGAGTCCACTTGAAAAAACTGTGGCACTACCTATGGCAGTTATGGGTATAAGTTATTGGGGATTCCTTAGTTATACTATAGTACCTCTTATTATATGCCTAGCATATACATGGTGGTATATATTTTCTAAGGTTGATCCTCAATCAGTTGTACCTGATTTAAGTAACATCAGTGACTTCAACTGGATTAGAGCATTGAGAGGATGGGCTCCTTTCATTGCTACATTATGGTTCTTACTTGCAACAGGTAAAGGTGGAGCAATCTTCTTCTTTCCTTGGTTTGGTGCTATGGCATGTTACTATAGTATCATTTGTAAAGATTGGAACTGGGGTAAATACCTTGATGGAAAGTTTGCTATCATCGCATCAATAGTTCTTGCTCTTGGCGGTGTAGTTAAACAGATTCATGGACCTGTAATGGAATATCTTAAGGGTGCAGATCCTTCTATGATTATTCCTGTCTCTATTGTTGCAGCAGTTGCAGCATGGATCATGGGTTCATCAGGTAAGTATGCTGGTATGACATCTGCTCTCGTAGCAATCTTTGGTCCTCAATATCTCGTGTGGTTTTTAGCTACAGAATATTCAGGTTACCTCTTGTCACCAGCACACAAATGTCTTATGATAGGACAACAATACTTTGGTACACCTATCCGCAAATACTATAAGGTACTTGGTGGATTGTGTGCCTGGTTAATCGGTTATGCATTTTTAACAACATTCATGGTATAAAAAATATGTCTTGTAACGATATTAGAAAGCACTTACTTGCTGCTGAAGAAGAACTTCGTGCAGCGTTTGTGGAATCTTTGGAACAGAAAAACGATGAGAATCTTAGTATGCTTGTCGAATGTTTGAATAGTGTTAAGGATGTCCTTGCATGTACTCCAATTAGAAAGGTAGATAATATATCTGACTACTATAGGAATAAGGCAGAGTATGATTTTAAATTAGACTCTAAATCAGGTGGAGACATGGATGCATTAGATAATGTCATCAACTTTCCTACAAATGACACAGGAATATTAGGTGATCTAATCACAGGTGATATAAACATAGACACCACTGACTTAGATAATAATGTAACATTCACACCAGATCCTGCTGCGTGGGGTACTAATGATGTGATTACTTTTGATGATGATTCAGATGACAAACCACCCACTATATCCTAACCCATGTTCTTTTAGATTAATCGAAGAGGTTAATGGAGACAAGGTTGTAAATCATTTTACAGTCGAGGAAAGATGTGGTGAATTTTATTATGATTATAACGGTGAGGAGTATGGTCCTTATGAGTATCTTGATGACGCTGTGAAAGCAGCGTCTCAATTTATTCTTCCAGGTGATATTACTGAATGGGAATATGAATAGATTATTTGACTATGAAGGATTAAATTTAGGAGAGATACGTGCCTTTCAATATCCCAAAGCACGAGAAGAAAATGGTCTGCTGCATAGAATTATATGTGACAACAGTGTCACCAAAGATAAAGGAGCATTGATGACCAAGTGGGATTGTTTTAAGGTAGAAGAGTTTGTTAAAATTGCAGAGTACGCACAGAGTTTAGTAGATAGACCCACTGAGTTAGTAGATTTGTGGGGTCAGGTATATCAAGAAGGACACTTTCAAAAATTTCATAATCATATTCATAATGATTGGGCGTTTGTATACTATGTTAATACACCAGAAGGTTCATCACCTATAGTATTCAGAGAGATTCGTAAGAGGATAAGACCAACAGAAGGTATGTTGATAATGTTTCCTGGTTGGGTTGATCATTATGTACCACCTAACCAATGCAATGGTCGTAGTATAGTAGCAGGTAATCTGGTTTATTCATAAATACTTCTAGCTCAGAGAAAGTGTCTTCAGGACTAGAAGTATATGTCAAAAATTCTTGCAAATCAGATTGCCAACTACGCTGATAACTCACCCATAGAGCTGAAAGAAGGTCTGAATATTCCTGCTGGCAAGGAACTTCAAGCAGGTGGAACTTTTGGAACATTAGGACAAGTACTGAGTTCTACTGGCACAACTATACAATGGTCTACTCCTTTCAGTGGTAACTATCAAGACTTAAGTAATAAGCCTACAATTCCAGCAGTACAAATCCAGTCGGATTGGAATGCTACTACTGGACTTGCAGTTATAAAAAATAAACCATCCATACCAGGTGTCCCTAGCGTGACTGTTGCGTCTGCTAGTGGCGGTGGTAATTTGTCGTATAATGGTGGTAACGGAGAATTTACATACACCCCACCAGACCTTAGTGGATACTTAACATCACTTGGTGATGCTGCTGGAGTTACTACTGCAAAAATTGGTAATTGGGATACAGCATATGGTTGGGGTAACCATGCTAGTGCAGGATATTTAACTTCTCTTGCTCTTGGTGGTTTATCAAATGTTTCTTCCAACGCACCTAGTGATGGACAGGTTCTTAAATGGAACAATGCAAATGGTGAATGGGAACCTGGAACTGACCTTACTTCTGCTTCTGGTAGTGGTATAGCATTAACAGATCTTTCTACTTCTACTGCTGCTGCATCAGGTGGTGGATCGTTGTCATATAATAATGGAACTGGTGTATTCACATTTGCACCTGCTGATCTTACTTCATTCATTACTGCTGAAGTAGATACATTAGCAACAGTTACTGGTAGAGGTGCTACAACAAGTACTGCTCTTACTTTCAATAATGATATAACTTTTGATGGTGCAACTGCTGGTAGAGATCTTGCTTGGGATAGGTCTGCTGATGCTTTAGTGTTTGAAGATCTTACTAAATTGTCATTTGGATCTGATCTTGACATCTCTACTGATGGTACTAACGTTACGTTACAATCTTCTGGAACATCTAAAGTAATAATCAACTCAGCTCAAGTTGAGATGAAGAGTCAGAATGGAAATGATTATGGATTCTTAATGGATGCAGCTGGTGGTTGTACTTTGGGACATGCAGGTACAAGCATTCTAGAAACTACTGCAACTGGTGTTACTATATCGGGATCTGTTACTGCTAGTGGTGGTAACTCATCCAATTGGAATACTGCATATGGTTGGGGAGATCATGGTGCTGGTGGATACCTAACTTCATTGGGAACTGCGATCCTTGATGGTGACTTCACCTCCAATGGATTAATGAAACGTACTGGTGCTGGTACTTATACAATTGATAGTAATACATATTTGACTGATATAGTATCTGATACTACACCTGAACTTGGTGGTACGTTAGATATGAAGACGTTTACTATTGCAGGGCCTGGTGGTGGAAGTTCTAAGACTCTTATTGGTGGTGACTATGGTAATTTTCCAAACTTCTTCGGACATTATCAAGCTCTTGGTGCTTTAGGATGGCAATTTAGACAAGATGGTACTGCAATATGTAGAGCAGACGGACCTAATAGTGATGGAACTAGTATAAATGCAGTTAAGATAGGAAACTTTAGTGATCTATCATGCCTGACTATAGGTGGTGATGGTACAGTTGCTACTGATGCATCAGTTACTGCTGGCGGCACTATTACTGCTGATGCTGGTTTTATTGTTCCTATTGGTACATCCAATCAAGGATTTTCTCTTTACAATGGTGGTTCAACTCATCTTACAATACATTGGAGTAATTCTGCATCTAAAAATTATTTAAGTGGTGATGGTAATTATGAATTAGTTATTGATAACCATTCTTCTGTTAAAATAGCTGCTACTAATGCTATAGAACTGGATTATGGTGCTACTACCAGAATTGAAACAAGTAATACAGGAGCAACTATTACGGGTGCTTTAACTGCTGGTGGTCTTACATACCCTACTGCAAACGGAACTGCCAATGACATATTGACCAGTGATGGAGCTGGTAACGTAAACTGGTCAACTCCATCTGCTAGTTTATCTACTAGAGCAGAATATACCGCAACAACTGCATCTATTGCTAACAATGCATCAGGTGATATAACAGTTGTAGCATATAAATCGTATGCTCTTCTTAAGATTTATACATCAGCAGCAGCATGGGTAACTCTTTATACAGATACTACTGCTAGAACTAATGATGCACTTAGAAGTGAGACTACAGATCCTACTCCTGGTAGTGGAGTAATTGCTGAGGTAATTACTACTGGTAATCAGACTCAACTAATAACTCCAGGTGTGGTTGGATTTAATAATGATGGAACACCATCAACTAATGTATATGCAAAGGTTGTTAATAAGAGTGGTGGTGCTGCTGCAATAACTGTCGGTCTTACTGTAATACAACTAGAGGATTAAAGATGGAAAAAATCTATGTCGTAACTCTTCATACATATGAAGATTTACCAGGGTTCTATGATGACATGGAATCAAATGGTTTTCGTATAAATCTTAAGCGTCCTATTAGTAGGAACACTCACTATTGGATGACAGATGCACAGGCATTACAGTTGGCAGAAGATTCTAGGGTACTTGCTGTTGAATTAAGACCAGAAGATAGAGGTATTTTTCCTGAGAGGTTAGTTAATAACACACCTTATAATATGAATGGAACTTTCATGAAGGCTGGTGGTACAGTTAATTCTACTGATTTTCAGTGGGGTCATTTACATACGGTTGGAGATTCTGCACAGAGAGGTAAGAATTCTTTTGGAGACGGAGGTTCTAATACTAAGACAGCAAACATTGATGTCTTTAATGATGGAAAGCATGTCGATGTAGTTATTTGTGATGATCCTGTATCAACTGATTGTAAAGAGTGGGTTAGTCCTACTACAAATCAGTCAAGATTTGTTAGTTATGAGTGGTATAATAATCTTAATAGTATAGTTACCAGTATTGATGATGATGGAACCACTCTACCTACAGGTAGTTATCCATACAAAACTCAAGCAACTAATGTAGATTTTCATGGTAATCATGTTACTGGTACTGTTGCTGGACAACATTATGGATGGGCAAGAGAAGCAAACATCTATCATCTAGATGTTCTTAGTGGTAGTGCAACTCCAGTCATGGCAATCTTTGATTATCTAAGAGCATTTCATAAGAACAAAGCAGTCAATCCAACAACAGGATTTAGAAATCCTACTGTTACAAATCATAGTTGGGGGTATGGTGCTAACTATACAAATGATTATCCAACTGGGTTTGCAATATCTGATATTACAACCATTGTATATAATGGTGTTACATATAACTCAGGTAATCCAGGCCCTAGTGGTTGGACAATGGCAGGTATATCAGCAGACTTTGGTATATCACAATGGAAAAGAAAATTTCCTGCTAGAGTTGCTGCTCTTGATGCTGATGTGGCAGATGCTATTGCTGACGGTGTTATTGTAATTGGTGCAGCAAGCAACGAGAACTTTCATATAGTGTTACCAACTGATCCTGGATATAATAATACAGTTACAGGTACTTTTGGAGGACCGAGATTATTCAATCAAGGTTCTAGTCCTGGTGCTGCACCTGGTGTTATATGTGTTGGTGCTATAGATAATGACCAAGATCAGAGACGAGCATCATTCTCTAACTATGGACCGAGAATAGATGTATGGGCTCCTGGTTATGCTATTGTATCTGCGTGGGCAGATCCTTCTGTTATAACTGGAGACTATGCTGGTGTTGGTATAGCAGATGCTAAGTATGGTGGTAATAATTATTATTATCCTATTAATGGTACTAGTATGGCATCCCCTCAAGTTGCTGGTTGCGCTGCTTGTCTTGCCACTAATAAGAAAAGATTTCATAATACTGATGTGATGAATTTGATTCAGACTCAGGGTTTGTCTAATGAAATGACATTTAATTCTGGTACTGGTACTTTTGCGGATGATACTTGTGACAAGGGTAGTCCGAATGTGACATTGCATTTAGAAAATCCACGAGTTACTTCTGGTTACTGTGGTAATGACGTTGTTGGTGCGAGACCAGACATGACTAAAGCCTCTCAATCCTTTCCTAGAAGAAGGACTCTATTCTACTAGACATAAATAAACCAGAGCAGTAGTATCCATCGGGAATGTAAATGGCTAATCGTTTTCCATTGATTGTTAATGAAGTTTCTAAAAAAATAGAGGAACTTGTATCAGGTGACAATCTAGATTTATCAGGTAATAATATTATTATCAGTTCAGACACAGGTTCAGGTAAGTACCTGACTAGTGATGGTACTGCGGTGTCGTGGGGTACGCCTGGTGATGTTTATCTAACACAAACCCAGACTCTTACTAATAAGACTCTTACTTCCGCAATCATATCTGGATCTCAGAATACGCTTAGTAACATTCCAAACAATGCTCTATCCAACTCATCTATAAGCGTTAACGGAACTCAGATATCATTAGGTGGTACAGTAGTAACTCCAAATGATAATACTGTTTACGCTATTAGTGCTACTGATGGATTAAATGCTACTCAAAAGATTGTTCGATTAACTGCTGGTGGATCTGGATCTGGTACTGATGATGTTACTATTGCTGTTGGTGCTCCTCAATCTGTGCCAGCTGGTTCTAATGCTGTTGCGTTAGAGATCGTTAGAGCTGGAGATGTAATTACTATTGCTGGTTCTGCTCCTGATGCAGACACTATCACAACACTACAAGCTGCTCAAGGTGGTGCTGCACAGACAGGTGCAATGAAAATTTCTGGTAGTGGATCTACTACTGTCACACAAAACGCAGCAACAAATACTATTGATGTTAGCTCAGTATATGTTGATACTATTACAAGACTGAGAGCAACAGCTGGTCAGGCATATGCCTCTGGAGATTTTACATTCCTTGCTACTGGAGCAACAACCGTAGCACAGGGTATAGACGGCAACAACGACCCAACAATTACTTTTGATTCTACCAACACAGTTACTCGTGTTAAGGGTGGAACTGCTGGAACTCTTGTA